AGCGTTTCTTAATAAAGATGGGAATGTGGAAATACTCTACGATGCAGTAGAACCTGAAGAGTTTGAGAAGACTATGAATATGGGTCTTCCTATGTACGAGGGTACAAACAAGGTGGGAGACTTTATACGATACCTGAGATCAATAGCACAAGAGGTTATGGATAAATCAGGTAGGTTCTTGTAGTGGAGTGGTGGGAAGCGTGGCTAGTTGTAGCTATAACTATCAACACCACTATCAATACAATTGTTTTCTTTAAGGGTCGTAAGATATCGAGACAGAGAGATAAGCCTACTTCTTCTTCCTCATCATCTTGAAGTCTTTACCTGATATCTTACCGTCTTTGTTCATGTCCAACTTAGCCTGACCACCGTACATCATGCCCATGCTGAACTTCTTCTTCTCAGTCATGCTACCCATAGGGTTCATCATGCCTGCTTGACCTGCAGATGACTTTCTGTTTTCTTCAGCAAGTCCACCCATCTGCATTTTCTTTTTCTTAGCCATGCCACCGTACATCATTGGCTTTCTTAGGGTAGCACCACCACCATACATCATGCCTTTACGTTGACCGTTGTTATACATCTTCATTAGTTTGTCTCCTTAGTTGGGTTAATTTTTTACTCTTCCGAATATCTTCTCGAAACCTGTCAAAGTTTCAGGGTCGGCATCAGGCGTGCCGGGTTTCTTTCTTACGTCAAAATAATCTCTAGCTTGAACATCTTCTGCACCCTCTCCAATCCCAGCAAGTTTTGCAATATTCATACCTAATTTATAGGGAGGAAAATCTGAAGCCATCCTTTTTAAGTTGGGGGATAGCCATTCACCTTCTCCGGGTACAGGAAAGGCTTGCTTATCTATGCCACCTATCAAGAAACCTTTTTCTTCTCCTTGTTTGACGTAGTTGTTGTAATTATTAATCACCCCATCTCCGTCTGAAGAAAAGAATCCCTCTCCTGCATTTGGATTTAATCTTGAACCCTCTGCACTTTCGTACTTGACAACTTGTTTTGCAACAGCGTTAGTCATAAGTTGTAAGAAGTTTGTCTCTGCTCTTTGTGCTAAAGGCTGTCCAGTTTTCATAATTTTAACAACGTGTTCAGCAATCTCTGGATTGTCTATCATTGCTTCAAAAGCATTAAAGTTTTTCATTCTCATAGTCTGCAAGATTGCTTCAGTTGCTACGTACTTAAATGATACAACTTCTCTAGCCATAGAGTAAACCCTACTTATATAAGATTCTACAGATAAACCACGTGGTATTCCTGCAAAGTTTACACCTGAGCTTGCTCCCGGAACTCTAGTATTCATCAAGCCTGCTATTGCCTGCAAGTTTTCATATAGTTTATCATCCCCTGTTGCTCTTTGAAATATGGTTTTTATGACTCTAGTTTGTTGAGTAGTCTGTTCTCCTCCTAGTAATTTCCACATAGCAGCAGGGTCAACTGCAGTAGGTATAGGTTTTGCTGCAGTACCTATTGTTCCTTGTACGGGTTTTACTGCTCCTGTTTGTATAAACTCTAAAGTTTGTTTAGCTACGTGCTTATCATATCGCTTTATTCTATCATCAAAACTTTTTCCTGTTACGCCTTTTTGTTTTAAGTTACGTATGTATCCTCTTCTCACAGAGTCCAGCTTGCCAAGTCCATCTGCACCTTGACTAATAATTTTAGCCATACTAGGTGGGTTTAAATCAGAACTATACTTCACCATCAAGTCAGCTTCATCTTTTAAATCTCTAGCTACTTTACTGTCAGGCTTACGTATTTGTGCTACAATATCTCTTGTGTCATCTAAAGCTTTGTTAAAATATAATTTAGCAGGCTTACTAACTCGTATAAGCTCATCCACTCCACCTACATCGTATATAGAATCAATGTCAGCTTGACTAAATAAAGGCGTTACTGTTCCATCTCGCCTTAACATGGTGGCACTTTTCATTTGTGACATTACAGCAGCGAAGCCATCTTTATCCCCGTTGCCTATTATCTCTCGACCATCATTAATTTCTTTACTAGTTAAGAACTTCCCTCTAAATACAGGATCGTCACGTAGCTTCTGTATACCCTTACCTCCAGAACTAGCGTTAATAGCCATCAGTTTTAGGTTGTTTTTCATCAAACTTTTAAATGATCTAGTTCCTCTTTGTCCTTCCAAAAATTGGTAGGTAACAGGTAAATTTTTGCCACCTGCTATTCTCACCCCATTAAATACAGAAGCCATATCTGACATGAAATCTGTAGTAAGAGAAGATAGTTTTCCATTGTTGATATATTCGTTTACTTCTTTTGCTACCCAATTAGCAGGTCCTTGTTTTGTTTTATATACTATACCTTCATCACTTTTACTTGCTATAGTATTTGTCCAATTTCCACCTAAAGTTCCAGTGTCATATCTTTCAGCGTAGTCCATGTACACGCCTTTAACTTTTTTGTAGTCACTCATAACCTGTTGATTTACAGGAACACCCCCTGAGTCATCGAAGAAACCAACTTTAAATCCTGTGTTTTGATCTTCAGCAGCATCAAATAAAGCTTTTCTTATCTCTTTAACAGGTAGAACTTTTCTGTTACCTTTGCCTTTGTACACAGCACTTGAAAGACCTGATGCTACCAATTCAAAATCTACAAAGTTAAGAGGTAGCTTCATAACATCACTACCTTTTGCTACGGCTTCTTGTTTTAAGGCAGACCATATCTCCAATGATGTAGCATTAGGATACTCTTCTTTCAGTGCGTTGACTGCATCTGTTAATTCAGGTCTTTGGTTAAAGAAGTTATCTGCGGCATTGTTTAAAACGTTACCCATATCTGATTCTTGAATTGCAGAAAGTTTAACTCCTCCTATTTTTTTAGCAGCGTCTGACCCTGAAATTACAGAATCATCTTTTGTCATAGTTTCAAAAACGTTAGAAACATCCATGAAAGCGTTTTTATTCTGTTCTCTTAGTTTGTTAAAACCGTTAGATGCTCTTTGGTATTTACCTTCTTTAATGTAGTTAAAAGCTAGACTTGTTATCTTAGTCATATCTTTAGTGACGATTCTTTTGGAGTTCTCAGTTTTTCTCGTCAAATCTAATATTGCCTGATCAAATGTTAATAGTCTTTGATTCATTTCTTCTGTTATTTGATCGGCTGTTTTACCTAAAGCTATGTCCATTTGCTTACGAGACATATTTAAAGTTCTTAGTAATTGTCCTGTATCTTCAAGCTTGCCACCTCCTATGTCTGCACCTGATGCTCTTAACATCAACAGAGCAGTGGAGTCATCTATATTCGTATAGAACTCATCTATCTCTTTTTGCAAAGAAGTCTGACTATCTTTTGCATAACGATTTAACCCTTTTATAAAACTTAAATCAGCTTCTGTAATATTGGGAGAAGTTGCTGCGACATTAAGTTTGTTAACTGCGTCGGCTAGTTCTTCGTTTAATCCTTTTTGGTCTATAAGTTTGGTTTGCAAATCTACAAATTTCTTGCTAAAATTCATAGCATCGCCTGCTTTTATAGAGTTATTTGCAGAACTTGAAGTTTGTTTCAGTATATTAAGTACACCTATATTTTCTATTGTTTTGCTTATTATATCAGGACTGTTTATAATTGGGTTACCTCTGACATCTTTTAAAGATAATAATCTTCTTTCTAAAGACAAAGTAGCTTCTACTCCATTTTCAAATGTTTGAGCTAGGTCAGGTGATTTAGCGTATAAGTTTCCTACAAAATCTTCAGCTATTCTTTTATTTGCACCAGATATACCATCAAATCTGTATGTACCGTTCAAGATACTACGCATACCTGCTGCTGGTCCTTTTAATACTTTCTCACCATACAAGCCTAAAGCAACACCACCAAACTCAAACATAGTTTCATTTTGATCTTCAAAGTATTCTTGATGTGTGTGCTTGGATAAACCTACACCAATCGCAGGAAAGCCTTCTGTCTTTATAGCATTTAAAAATTTAAAAGGTATTCTAGCTGTCAAGTGCATGTTAGACTTTTTCTTTTTTAACAATAGAAGCTCGTCTGATTTTTTTATCCACGCTTCATTAAACTTAGGATTTTTAGTTCTTCTCTCAGATAGTAACTTTACATCCGTACTAAGTTCTTTAATCATACTATCTATGTCGGTAGTGTCTACTTTTCTAAAATAGTTCTTCATCACACCTGCAGAATTTATAGCTTCTATGGTGGCTGATTTTTTCCAACTGTTAAGAAATGGAGAATTAAAGCCAGTCTCAGCATAGCTAGTTAACATGGAGTCGTAGTTCTCTCCTTGTTTCATGCCTGTCTCAAATGCTTCATCAAAAGTTTTACCACCAAATTTATTTTTGATGTGTCTTCTAAAACCTGAATTACGTAGCATTACTCCACCAAGTCTGCCTATACTAAGAACACCTGCAATCGGTAGTCCTGCTACAAACTCTCTTTTAATTGGTGCAATCCAATCAGGACTCCAATCGAGTATTCTCTCTGATGTCTCAACGTCTATGCCTGTTCTCTGTGCAAATATTTCAGAACCGTAGTCTATATGAGTGTCGGGAAGTCTCATGGACTTCATCCACTCAGGAGTTTCTTCGTCGTCAGCACCTTTTAAAAGATCGCCAAAGGTATTAACTCCAGCTTCAATCATAAATAAACTAGCATTACCTACCATTCTTCCTATATCTTTAGTGTAGTTAACAGTACGAAAAGACTCTAAAGATTTATCTGTGTCCATAAATCCTTCAGTAGCCTGTGCTTTTATCAACATTGACTTTTGATATTCATTTAAATTTGTCTTTTTATCAAGAAAGTTTTTGAATAGTAAGGCAGGGTTCTCGTAATCGTAGACTATTTTGCCCTCTTCCCCTACGTTACCAAACAGAGGTCTTTCTTCTAGTTCAACTTTCTTTCCCTCTAGGTCAGTGTAGAATGGTTTATATTTAGGTAGACGAACTGGGTCTTTCTTATCCTTTACTGGTTCTGCAAATTGGGTTAACATACGATTGACAGGTAAATTAGTTATAGAATTGTCAGTCTCTACCTGCCTAGCTCTGTTATTAGCCATAATTTTTATCTTATCATCGTAGCTCGTGCCTTCTGCAAAAGATATAAGAGGGGAATCATTAACGTCGGATACCACAATACCATTTTGATTTGTGTATTTACCTCGACTTGCAAAATCTTGTAGCTCAGATTTGGTTTTTAACTTTGCACCTTTATTGTACTTTGTGTTAAATTCTACATAGTCATCGTAGAAAGTTTTAAAAGATTTATACCCTATTGCGTTATCTATTTCATTACGCATCTTTGCAGAGTTAGGAACAGCACCACTAAAAAATCTTTTATCAAGGTCTGCTGCACTACTATCTTCTATATTTACAGCATCTAAAAAATTATCAGTCTGTGCCACAGAAGCATTTTCAGAATTAACTTTGTTTTCTTCTTCTTCTACAATGCCACTTTGAATTTCTCTAATAGACACCATTAATTAAAATCCTCTAAGTTATTTATTTTTTTATTAGATTTAGTACCTGCACCTTTTTTAACTTCGTTGTCTTTTTTACCTTTGCTTATTAATTTCTGTAGATTAATTTCTTCGTCTTCTTTAGCTCCATCTTTTAGAGTTGGGAGAATCTCACTAAATCTTTGATCTTGTAAGGCTTGTACAAACGATCCTAACTCACCTCTGTAGGCATTTAACATAACTAACCCTGCTCTAGCATCATTCATATCCCCGTTAGCCAACATATCAAAAATCACCATTTCTTTTTCGGCAAACTCAGCAATAATTCCAGCTACTGCTTGTACTGCTCCGGGAATTTCGAGAAGTCTACCAGCTAATGCTTTTGAAGATAATCTTACATCACCATCAGATAGTCGCACAGTGCTTCCTCCTGCAGTAAATCCCCCTCCTGCATCTTGTGCCATAGTGGCAATATCAAATATCATAAGAGTAGTATTATAGTTTAAGACAGCGTCTCTTAATATTATTTCCCTTTTTAAGGGGTTAGTTTCTTGATTTGCCTTTTCTTGTCCAGAAGTTAAAATATCTTTTACTTGTTGGCTTGTCTGAGTAAATTCGTAGCCTGTCATTCTTGTAAAAAATTGTTTTGATTGTTCTGCTAAACCTACAAAATATGATTCTGTTTGAGCTGCAGCACCAGTTCCTGCACCAGAATCTACTAGTAGATTAATAGAATTAGCTCTTTGGAGTCTTCTTCCAGCTTGATCAGCTTTACTTACAGAGTTTACTGCTATATCTGCTCCTCTTTTTGCTCCAAACTTTTTCATAAACATAGCTTGCTTTCCTCTTAAAGCTGCTTGACTATTTATTTGCATCAAAGGAGGATTAGCACCCGGAGGGAGAAGAGTACGAACAAGATCGTGAAAAACTTGAGGGTCATTTACTATGGCTCTTCCATTAGGCAATTGTAATACAGCATCTCTTATAGTTATTCCTACCATTGGAGACAACTCATTTAACTGACTACGTGGCAAAGTTGATATAGCCTTTTTGGCTACAGCTGCAGCATTTATATAGTCACTACCAGTAAACAAAGGAGCGTCTGTACCAAATTTTTTTTGTGCTTTTAAAGTTTCTCTTTCCATAAGTTTTTGTTTTTGACTCATAAACTCTATTACACCATCTTTAGTACCCGTAATCTGAGCTGCTGTTTTGACATCTTCAGGCTTAAAGAATTTTTGACCTGAATCTAACCCATAAAAACCTTTAACACTCATTGTTACAGAATTGGGTTCTACTTTAAAATCAACCTTGTCACTTATTATAGAATTTGGCTGTGCATTTTTAATGTAATTTTTTGTCCAATCTACATCTTCATTAATTTGCACCGACAGTGCTTCCATTAAATCTGCGTTCTTTTGTATTTTAGGGTAAAATCTAGCATTATAGGTTACATTTACATCTGTACCTGCTACTTTACCGTCAGTAACTGTAGAAAATCCTTTGTAATTAGAGATAGTGTCATTTACTAAATTACGGTAAGCATCAGTCGTTAATTCTTTTTTTAACTTATCAAAATCTAAACTTTCATACATACCTAAAGCTTTGCTGTACTTGTCTTTGGCAGTAGGAAATACTGTAGTTTTAGGCACAGATAAAGTAAGCTTCGGTTTAGATGAGTCTTTGTACTCGTACTCGCCAAAAATTTTCTTTTCTTTTTCGTTTTTTACCCCTTGTAATTGTGATTTATACTCAAGCTCCAGCTCTTTAAGCTTTTTGTCAGACGCAAATTGTCGTGCTTCTTTCTTCTTTGCTCGTTCTTCTTCTATCTTCTGTTGTTCTACGTATGCAACATTAGTATTATACTGCTGGGCTGCACCTTTTACAAAGTTCTTAAAGAAACCACCTGCACTTAATCCCATTATATTTTTCCTTCTTCTAATACTTCTTCTGGAGCTATCGCTATAAAGCCTTTTTCAACAGTCGGCTCAGGCTCTGCATCAATCTCATCTGCCTTTGATTGTATAAATTGGTACAGATCAGGGTTTCTGTCTTTCATAACATTGAGCATGTCATCATCACTCATACCTTCATCCATCGCATACAAGCCATCTCTTGTGTTGTAAACTTTTACAGGTATCTCTTCCTCTGATGCCACTCCCATAAGGTAAGCAGCCAAAGGTCCTTTGATTATCTCAGCTACGTCAGGGGTAAACTGACCTTGACTGAAGCCACCCACTGCAATTGTGTTGACTATCTCTTGTATTGATACCCCTGCAACCATCAACTTTTCCATTTGAGTGCGTACTTCAGGAGCTTCTAATCTGTCAATAACTAGATCAACTGCTTGTGCAGGACTAGAGTTTACAGGTGGCTTTTCCCACGCCCATTTACCTTTAGGCTCAGTAAGAGACCATCCCGGAGGAGCTTTGTTAAAACGATTCATCTGAACGTTTGATCTGTTTTTCATGTCTAATGGGGGTCTAATTTGTGTCATATCTATTATCCGTAGTATTTAGGAGCAAATGATGGCTTTTTAGTTCGGGCAGCCACGCTTGGTGGTTTAGCACCCTGTAGCTTTATAGTAGCACCTCCTGAACGTTTGTAGTTCATCATTTGTGCTATTGCCATTTCTATTGAGGGATTTTTACTTGTGTTTGCTTTTATTATAGCGTCATTTACTCTCGGTGTATAGCCAAATTCTAAGTTTGCTAGGTTACTTTTACTTACGTTAAACGATCCTGCACTTGCTCTGCTACTTGGTGCAGATACTCTTCTTCTCTTGGATGAAGGCATTTGAGTAGGAGAACCACCAGCAGGTGCTACAACTTCCATAAAACCACCAGCAAAATCGAGAGCAGTTCCAAGATATCCTGTTCTACCTGATGTGCTAGAGCTACCCATAAATTCTGAATCGGGAAGATCGTACCCAACTATTGTATCATAGGCTCTACCCACACTTTGTCCTACATAACTTTGGGATATGTCATCATACAAGCTTCCTGCAGCTTGCCCTATTGCACTATCTGTTATTCCACCCCAAATACCACTTAAAAATTTCCACATACTTTAACCTTCCCTAAGCTTAAGCTATTAACTTGCCACCAACTTTAAACACACCATTCAACACAGCTTTACCCAGCTCCGTACTGAACGTAGCATCACTTTCCATTTCGTACAGATCAGTGTTGGAGTCTATCTCCATACCGAGTAATCCTATCTCGTGAAAACGTTGCTCTTGGCTTTCTGCTATTTTTAACGCCCAACCTGCTTCATCTCTGTATCTTTGCCACAACGCATCGAGAGAAGCTTGAGTTATACCTAATAAGTTTTGAGCATTTTGTTGATTGGCTGCATTTTGGTTAGCAGTCTCTGCAGTGTTTATTTCTCTACGCCACACAGCATTTGACTGTGCTATCTGTGTAGACATCTGTGTGTTAAATCTTTCACGAGCATCGGCTAGTGAAGCATTGTATTGAGCAACTGCGTTCTTTTCATTCACGTTGAACTGTTCTTGAGCCGCCATACGGTTCATGTTTCCTGTTTCAACTTGGCTACCTAACTCTGCAAAGAACTCATCTATCTGATTTTGTGATTGAGCATTGAACTGAGCCGCTGAGTTTTGAGCGGCCTGATTAGATGTAAGTGTTTGTAGCTGTCCTGCGTAGTCAATCTCTCTCATTTTTTCTTCATTAGATAAGTTTTGCAAATCTAAAGTTAAAAATGATTTGGCATTGTTAACTGCAACCTGTGTACGAACATCAAGGTTAGCTTTGTCCATAGCCGCATAGGTCATGGCATTTTGCATAACTGACTGCTGTTGGTTGTTCAGGTTAGCCATATCCATCTGTGCATATCTATCTGCATCAGCTTTGGCTATCGGGATGCCCGATTCCATGATGGCTTGAGTTATGGCCGCAGAAGCCATACTAGATGCACCAAGACCTCTCGCTTGCATCATTGCACCTACGTTTCTTACTGCAGGAGCAGCCCAAGCAGGTAGAGTTTTACCTTCTTCAAAGGATGAAAACAGCTGCTCTAGTTGATACTTGACAGTTGACTGTTCAGATACATTACCTTGTGCGGCTTGAGCTAACGACTCGTTACTTACCACTCCTTGTACGTCACCAATTACAGATTCAGAAGATAATTTACCTTGTGCTGCAACTGCTTCGGGAGTTCCTGAAATAGTATTTGCTGTGTATGTTTTTGCGTTTTGGGCAGAAGGTACAGTAACATCTAAATTTTCTGTAGATACAAGGCTAGGAGTTACTTTGTCGGTAGTATCAAGAGCAGTTGGTGCTGTTAGAAGTTCATTAGTCTGTACTGTCTGTACTTCAGGAGTGTATTTAGTTCCAGTAGGTAGCTCAGTAGCTCCTGCTCTCTGTTCAACAGTCTCTTGAACGTTTGTTACTGGTTCTGTTTCTAAAGTTGTATCAGTCTCTGCCATACTCTAATCCTTACTTCATTACTATTGCGACTACCAAAGCTACCACACCTAAAGTTCCCACCATAGACATAGCTTCTATTCGCCACATTCTTTTGTCTAAACCTTCTAGTTTATCATTGACCATCTGATACCTGATAGCACATTCTTTTTCGTGTGCATCAAGCTCTAGTTGTACTTTTAATTCAGGTTGCATACTCATTTTCACTTTGTCATCTTTCTTTTTTAATAGACTTTACATACTCACATTTATTTCAAAGTTACCTGAACAACAAATACTATTACTACTTTCTGCTCTGTGGGATAACCAGCCGGGAAATACTAATATATCCCCTTCTGAAACTATTATCTCATACTCTTGATTCTCTGATATAAATATTACTTTTCTATTATTATCACATTTTAAATACCAACTAAAACTATAATGACTAGGTAAAGAGACATGAGTATGTGATTTAAAATACGATTCATTACCATATTCAACCAACCATAACTCTCTAATATTTATATGTTTGTTATAATTTTTAATTACATCTTTTTTTAAAGGAGAATAATGTGTACTATCTATAAATAATGACATTAATGTATTAAATAGATAAGGTCTTATATACGTATCTTGAATATTTTTTATTAAATGTAAATCCATTTTAGACATAAATATAGGATTTATTAAGCCTGATTGATTTACTTTTTCAAGGTCTTCGTTAGGATACTCTTTGCAATCTTTAATAAACTGATTGTTTATGCTGTTATCTATTTTTCCTACAGGAATCTTAGTAGGTGTCATTATAGTGTAAACAGGATTCATAAAGGATTACCCATACTATCTCTTAAATTATATTCTTTTGCTGTCCAACATTTAGGACAGTTACCACAGAACCACTTATCAGAAACACAACTTCTTACCATTTTTTTTAAATCCATTTCTAATGAATCCCATGCTTCCTTTTTATTTTTAAAACTATCTATACCTGTACCTTTATACTCTGATTTAGGTGTACAATATTTAGGTGGGTCATTTAAAAACTTTGTAGCTGTTTTCATCCACATATCTAAACCACCATCATATAAATAATCTTCTGATTTACCATCTCTTTTTTGAACAACTAAATCTGTATACGTATAATTACCTGCCCACATTCTTTTTATGTTATAGTTATTACAAAACGTTGACCCAAAAAAAGCACACCATTGATGGTCTGTTCCAAAATACTTATCTTCGTTTTCTTCATCTAAAGTAGTAAGTATAGATGCTTGTGAATATTCAAAGTTTCCATACTTATCTTTTAAATAATTTAGAACATTGTTAGCCGCTACGTTTTGAAACTTTATTCTAGGTTGAGTTCTTAATGCCCAACCCATTTCAATATATAAAACTCTTACTTTTTTGTTTTCTTGTAAAAGATGTTTAAGTAGTGTCGTGCTATCTGGTCCCCCAGAAAATAAAACTAATTCTGTTTCACTCATTTAAAAGGGTAATTTTCAGATTGTAGTGTCGGTATACTATTTGAATGATTTCTTATGTACTCTTGATTAACTCCTGCCCCAAAATAATTAATATTTATTGTCATTCTATATAGTGTATCTGTTGGTGCTGAACTTGAATGTGGTGTTGCCGCATTAAATATTAAAAGTCGATTCTTTTTTGATTCTATTTCAGTACCATCTGCCATGTAAGTAGGAGCATCACAATCAAAGACAAAAAATAAAGCACCTATATGAAAGAAAGGGTAGTCTATATGTGGTGCATGTATACTGTTAATATTAGACCCCATATATAAATTAGCTTTAATTCTCATTAATGCATCTACATGAATTTTATTAGTGATACTTAAAAAGGGGTCTATATTTACATTAGAAGACCATTGTTCTCTAGCATATCTTTCATTGCTATATATGGACTTAACTAAATAAAAATCTTTGTTTGATGTATCATTCTGATTAATTTTACCACTAATAGTCCACCCTAAAGTTAGCATAGTGTCTTGCAATAAGCCAAACTCTCGGTATGGTAAAAACTCATCATAAACTGAATAAAAACAAGCACCATGACTATTTTCATTTTTACAAGCTTCAAGAAATTGTTCTTTATTCATACTACCTTACCTAAATGAAGGACCTTTAAACCAACTAACTAAACTATATCTAATGCCTTTTGTAACAGGTTGTACTCCATGTTTTAAATAAGATGGAAAAAATATAGCAGTTCCTTGTTCTCTTGCATCCTCTTCCACAAAACTTTGTTTATCATTAGGAAATTCTAATTGCCCACCTTCATAATATTCAGGAGAAGTTAATTGTAAAGACATTGAAAGTTTTCTAACAGGAATAGTAGGGTCACCTTCATAAAATCCATCTTCATGTGGTTTATAAAAACCTTTGTTTACTTCATCATATTTTGTTAATTGAAATGTTTCAGGTTCGGTAATATCAAAATTATAAAAGGTATTATTAACATGTGTAACTAATTCTAATAAAGGTTTATATAGATTAAAATAAGGTATACTACCATTAAAAAAACATACTTCACTATTTCTTACTTTTTTATTTATAACTGCTCCAACTTCATTAGAACCAACTCCTCCTTTACTAAGTTTACTCTTTCCTAGTTCTATTATTTCTTCACATAAAGAAGGGGGTATAGCTTTTTTAGCAACTATTATATTTCTTTTCATTCACCTACTGCCATATTTTCATATAAACTTATTCTTTTGTCGTATTTAAATTCAGGATAGAACTGTCCATCTTTTTCTATATAATGAAGAAACACTTGTCTGTGCCAATCATACGTAAGTTCATGTCTCCAATGTTCTTGTTCACAACCTTTATATATAACACCTTCACCTACATTTAATTTAAATGTTTTATCTTCTACATTTATTGCCCACATGTTATCTTTATAAGATGCATCAATACAGAGTGTTACACTTACTTCACAGGATGGTCTGTCTTTATGTGGTGGACAATCTTGATTTTTATAATACGTTCTCCAAAATGAATAAGTAGGAACTAGGGGTTTACCATAACTTTCTTCTATTTTAGGTTTTAAATAATTTAATAAATTTTCAAACACAGGGTCTGCATATATGCTTTTACTACCTGCAAACATAATATCTGTGACTTTAGGTATTTTATGTTCTAAGTATTCCATATGTGTTGATAAACATTTTGCATGTTCATTATTTAAAAGTTTTAATATTTTATTCATTTATATAATTATAACATATATACAATAATTTAGCAACTTAATTTTAATCCCAAGGGAACGCAGATGTAAAATTATTGTCTGAGTCAGTGCTACCTTTTGCTACACTACCATTTACTTTTTCTAAAAACTCTATTTCTGCTTCTATGCCTTTTTTAATTTCAGTTATAGTAGCTGAACCTACTCTATTTTCTATCCAAGTTTTTACATTAGCTTCTGTTACAGATGCATATGCTGTAAAACTACTATCTATATTGTCTACATTCATGTCTAAATCAAATGTGCTTATAGATTTAATACTTGATACAGTTTCACTTGTTGCAGTTAAAGTTGCTTCTACTCTGAGTATACTATCTGAATAGGTAGTTCCATTTTTTGTGATATCTTTTGTATATAACTTATCTATTGTCCAAGCATATGTTGCCATTACTCTGTACCTCCTGTGGCTGTTCCGTTATTAGTAAACGTAACATTACTTATTCCTTCTATATAATTACCTGCTGCTCCAACCGAACCTGCTGCACCTCCTGCTGAACCACTAGCCGAAGATGCTGTTCCTGCTTGACCTGCTTGACCTGCTGTTCCTGCTTGACCATAACCACCTCCAGCTGCTCCGTCTCCACCATCTCCACCATTTCCAGCTTGACCAGTAGTACCAGAAGAACCACTTGCTCCAGCATCACCTCCGGGAAGATTGTTGTGTCCTCTACCTAATCCACCTGCACCACCTGCACCACCTGCGTGTCCTGCTACTTGTGTTTGTGATTGTTGTGGAAAGGTTCTTCTTATTTCATGACTCTTAAAGTTTCCTATTGTTTGTTGGCTTTCCATAGGACTAATAACAATATCGGTACTAGCTCTCTGAGGACCTCTAAAATAGGTAAACTGCCCAACTGTTTTAGAAGTTTGAGAATTTGACATAGCACCTATAGTTGCTCCCGGAACACCATATGTAGGATATTGGGCCCTTGCTCCACCTGATGGTGGACCTGTTCCTGCTGGAAAAGTATTACCACCTAACTGAGGTCCGGGAAAACTAGAAGGTGTTTGGGTTTTTGTGTATGTGACCCATTTATCGCCTGACACAGGTCCACCATAATGAGGACCATTTTGACCTGTAGTTTGAGACTGTTGCTGTAAAGCACCACCTGCTCCACCACCACCTCCACCAGCACCTCCACCTCCACCTGCGAGGATGCTTCCATTATTAATAAAGGTACAAGCAACCGCAGCTTTCATGGCATCACCACCTGCTCCACCATTTCCACCTGCCGCACCTGCTGAACCTGCAGCTCCACCTGCTCCACCTGCTCCTATAATGTTTCCATTGTTTGTAATAGTAATAGTACCATCACCACCTGAATCTACTTCTAAGGCATACTCTGAAGTGTTATTTGTACCTAATGTCACATCTGATGGTATGACAATATTTTTAGGATAATCTAATTCATAGTCGTTTGTACCGAATAAAGCTGAAACATCTTGGTCTGTAGCATTACTAGAGTATGTAAATGTAAAACCTTTACCAGAACCATAATAATCACTTACGGCTAAAGCACCACTTGTCGGAACATCTGCTGCGTCATTTACAGCAGGATTAGATGGGTGTTTAGCAGCTATGTTAGAGCCACCTCTGTATAAAGCACCAATAGGCAACGCACTACTGCCACCAACAAATTCAGTTCTTAGTGAAGAAAAAGATAAAGATTGTCCAGAACTAGGTATAGCCATTTACTTTGCTTTTAACTCCTCTATTTCATCTTTTAATTCTTTTATAGCTTCAATAAGAACAGAACATATCTTACCATAATCTACAGATTTAGTTTGTATATCATCGTCTGCTGTAAGAACAACTTCAGGTAGTATTTGTTCCATATCTTGTGCTAAAACACCGACTTGTTCTCTAGCATTTTCCACATCATTTCTTTTATAGTAAACACCTTGCATCTGCATAACTTTATTAAGACCATTTGTTATTGGCTTGATATCTGTTTTTAATCTTTTGTCAGAAAAAGCAGTTACATCATTATTAAAGGTTGCAGCTCCTGCGGCAGACATATCAAGTGTAAGAGCAGTTATATCAGCACCACCATCAGTTCCCTTAAATATAATATCTGCATCATTGGCAGCATTATCAATAGTTATCGTACCACTAGTAGTTGATAGAACAACAGCCGCATCACCTGCTGTCAAATTATCAGCGGCTAAAGAACTAGCTCCAGCAGGGTCTGCAAAAGCAATATCAGTTCCATCCGATGTTAATACTTGATTAGCACTGCCCGGACCTATGACAGAAGGGTCTCCACTAGCATCACCTACTATTAACTTACCTCTAGCAATACCTGCCATTTTTGCTAGTGTTACTGCATTGTCAACAATAGAGGCTTCTACCACAGCATTTGCAGCTAACTCGTCTGCTCCAACTGCATCATCGGCTAACATAGAATTTTCTACTGCTCCAGCACCGATTGTAACTACTCCAGCATTTGTCATCGTTACATCGCCTGATAATGCTGCCGCTGTAAAGCCTGTTCCATCACCAATTAGTATTTCTGTTGTTGCAAGAGCTTTAGCAGAAACAACACCAGAACTATTGGCATCTCTTACTAAGACTGTATTTGCAGCTTGATTGGCTATTTTTGCTAAAGTAACATTAGCATCTACAATAGAAGCAGTGACCACAGCATTTGCTGCTAATTCATCTGCACCTACTGCATCATCAGCCAACATAGAGTTTACAATATCGCCTGCACCAATAACAAGGTCTATTGTATTATCAGCATCTTGATATGTTGCAGTTATACCTGTTTCAGTATTAGAACTAAACATTGCACCGACTGTGTCAGATATAGTCTCTGCAAGTGAAACACCACCGACTGTTATAGCATCTGCTTCTAATGTTCCATCAAAGTCACCATCTACAGCATCTATGTTACCTTTAAATATAGTAGCACTTACTGTACCTGTACTTGGATTGTAGGTTAAATCACCGTCAGATTCTAAACCTATATTGCCACCATCAACATCACCACCTGAAGTAAATATAACTGCATTTTCTTCATTAGTGCTTTCATTGTCTGAAATTGTAACAGTCGTTGCAACTGCTGCCGTAGTAGCATTAGTAACTGTTACTCCTGCAATTACTGTATTTAATGCAGTGCCACCCACTGTGATTGCATCGGCTTCAAGAGTACCATCAATGTCAGCGTCTCCTGATATGTCAAGGGATACTGCATCTACTTCACCTGCTACAGTTAAGACACCACTTGTTAATGTCATTAAATCTGTATCGTCTGTATGACCTATAGTTGTTCCATCTATAACAACATCATCTATATCTAAAGAACCACCTGTAATTAAACCTGTAGTTGTTATTGTAGATGAACCTGTGTCAATAGTACCAAAGCCACTTGTAATACTACCACTATTTAATGCACCTACTGTTGTAGCTGCTGTAGTTACAAGATTAGGCATTGCAGTTATTTCATCATCAAAGTAAGCGGCTAAGTCTGTAACTGCAACTTGAACCATTGTTCCGTTGTCATTTAAAACAACTCTGTCTGCATCTGCTACTGTTGTAGATGTAGCACTTGTGTCTCCATCTAAAATATTTACTTCTGCTGTGCTTACAGTAAGACCATCAAGAACTTCTAATTCTGCTTCAGATATACCAGCACTACCTATTGTTAATGTTCCTGATATATCTACATTACCATTTATGTCAATGGTCGTAGCAGCTATCTGTATCTCTGTATCAGCTACGAGGTCGAGTTGTCCGTCTGCACTGGAATTGATGTATATAGCTGTGTCTCTGAATTGTAGCTTCTCTGTAGAAGCAATAAGTATGTCGTCACTAAATTCAAAATAGTCCTCGTCTTCCATCCATTTCATTACACCGTCGTTGGTCTCGCCATCGTATGTAATTGTTATATCTGTACCTGCTGTACCTGCACCAAATGTAAGTGTGTTACCTAATAACTTAGTTATAGGTCCGCCTTCGTTGGCTGTACCATCGTGGGTATGTCCTGTACTGGCTTGAAATGCGGCTAATAACTGATTAAACTCGTCATTGGTATGAGCCGCAGTTATTACATCACCGTCAGTATATGAGGACTGTCTTGTGTATGTAGCTCCCATTTAACGTCTTGCTCCTAATTGATATTCTAATTGAAACCCTTTTATTGAATACGGTGCAGTAGCTCCTCCATCGTTCACACGTAATGCTACTGCAAAACCTGATCCTTCTACTGCTTGTCTTACAAGTGGTTGTGATGCTCCACCATAAGTGGGTGTTCCGTATGTTGATGTGCCATAAATTGCAGCTATATCTGTTGAATCTAGAGGGTAAGCCGCTGGTCGGGAAGAGTTTCTACTCTCATAATCATACCGAACAAAAAGGTCTGCATCAATAGAAGATTCAGGTGCATAATTAACAACAACCTTTTGCATATGCTTTCTTATTCCGGGATCATTAAAAGTTAAATCAGGACTTCTGTATTTACCTGATATAACTACACCGTCAAAATTATTGCCAGATTCTTGTCTTTGTATATATCCTGATGTCGATCCGTGTAAAGCAATCACATCTCCTGCTGATACAAATGTATCCGTACATGTTGGTTTTATACCCCGTATTTTAGAAAATTCAAATGTTTGACCTTTCATAACGCAGATAACACCTTCTGTAAGATTGTCAGCTCTACTGTTTTTTGAAAAAAATATCCTGTATTGTGTTTTATCAGGTATAACTATTGATTCAAACTTTGAAGAACTAGATATGTTTTGATCAAACAGAGATTGTACGTTTGCACTTATAGTTCCCAACTCCACGTCACCAATTCTTGCTGTACCTGCAATGGTACGCAAGCCATCAGGACCAAGAAAGATAAGGTCACCAGCAAATTCTTGAATTGTGTTACCATTTATACATCCAATGTTTCTTGTAACTGGCACGATAGCAAAGTCACTAGATGAGCTACCTCCCAGTTTAAATATTCTGTTCTCACAAAAGATAAATAAATTATCACGGAAAACTTTTAATCCTACGATTGTGTCGTCAACTTTAATGCTACCTGCACCTGAGCCACTGTTAAAAGCATCTTCATCAAATGGCTGACTGAACACTACCTCTTGTGGTGTAGTGGACATACCAGAATAAAACATGTGATTTTTAAAAGCTACAACGTGTTTTGCACCTTCTACAGAACTTGTTGTTACGTCTGTCGCACTAAATGATGTGTTAAACACTGTAGGATCATTTGCACCATCTACAACTATTAACTTGTCGTTACCATCAAAGTTAAATCTTTCAAAGCTATATTTAGTAGCACTTGTTCTGCCACTGTCTATACTTGTCCAAGACGATCCTGCAGGAGTAGCTTGATATATGCTTGTACCTCTAGCTGCCACAACCTTGTCGGCAAATGATGCAACCATAAGAACTTCTTCACTTGCATCTGAAGTAAAAGGTACAACTACGGATACGTACTTAGAAAAACCATTTATTCTTCTGTAGCCACCCTCAATGTCAGGCTCAAAGTTTTCTAACTCCAAAGCTTGTCCGGGTTTCATTATAAATGTAGATTGGTTAAGAACTAATCCACCTTCACAGACGAATGGAAATGCAGCGGTTTCACTTAAGT